TCAACAATCGACTGGCGTCGCGTATAGCAACCCTTTGTATGATAGCCAAATACCAGTCGCGGGGGTATAATTATGGCAATTGATCCTTCTATCTCTTTGGGTGTACGCGGCATTGAATTGCAAAACCCTTTGAACGCGCTTGCGCAGTTTTCACAAATTCAGAATGCGCAAAATCAAAACGCTATGGCGCAACTTCAAATGCGCGAAGCCGAAGCGGCTGCGCAAGAGAAAAATATGCTGCGCCGGTTAGACCCCGCCGCTGCTGACTACGAAAACCAATTGTTTAAAGTTAGCCCCCAGTTGGGCATTAACTACCGCAAAGAACAAGCGGCAACAGAAGCAAGCAAAGCCGCAACCGCGGCTAGTGTCGCTACTGCCGCAAAAGCAAAACAAGACATTCTTGGCCAAGCCTTGCGTGACATTAGCAACCGTCCTTCAGACGCCAACATTACCGCGCACACAGAAGACATTCAAGCGTCGCCTTTGTTTTCAAAAGAAGAAAAAGCAAAGGCTTTGATTACACAACAGACATTGTTGGCAATGCCTTTTGAGCAGCGTCAAGCATATCTTGCATCTCAAGGCGCTAAAGCTAGCGAATTAAAACCCACAACACAAACAGTCAACCGTGCTGGCGCTACAGATGTTATCCAAACACCAGCTTTTGGCGGCGCGCCCATTACAGTTGGCTCTTACGCGGATGTGCCCTTGCCGGCTAACGTGCAAGCGCAAAAGATACAAATTGCGCGTGAAAGCCGGCCACCGGCCCAACCTGTTGCGCCGACAATTACGACCATTGTTGACCCAGCTAACCCAAATCAAATGATCACTATTGACGCCCGCCGTTACCAAGGCGGCGGCGCCGGATCGCCTGGTGTTATTGGCGTAGCGGGCAAAGAGCCGGGCGCCGCGCTGCGAACTAATAAAGTTGAAGAAGGTAAAACACAACTTCAAAACGATTTAGATAATTTACGCTCTTCATTTACAGAACTTGACCGCTTGCGCGCTATTCCAAGCACCGAGCGCAATGTTGTATCTAACCTTATGTCAGCAGCTCAAGCAAGCGGCGTAGGCCAAGCACTTGGACGGGCGGGCGGTAGCCCAGAACAAGTTGAGCGCGACGTTATTAACAGCGCTCGTCAGCGATTAGTAGCTTCCATTAAAAATGCTACTGGAATGTCATCAAAGTCTTTAGACTCCAACATGGAATTGCAAACTATGCTAAGGTCTATTTCAGACCCTGGTCAATCAGTTGAAGCAGCCATGCGTATTATTGATGATATTGAAGCCGCGTATGTTAAAGGTAGCGGCACACTACCCAAGCCGGGCAAAACGCCTAGCGCCGGCGTAGACATGTCAAATCCTTTGTTAAAAAAATAAAAGGACAGTTATGGCCGATTTGTCCTCAATTTTGAATGACCCAAATTACGTCAACGCTAATGCTGAAACTAAAGCGGCCATTTTTGATAAGTTTTCTGCTCAAGATAAAAACTTTACCAGTGCTAATTTAGAAACTCAGCAAGCCATCCGCGTTAAGTTTGGTTTAGCTGCGCCTATGCCTAGCACCGGTATGCCTGTTGGGCGGCGTGGTCTAGCTAATCAAATTCCAGGCTACGGTGGCCCCGTGCCTGCGTCTACCGCGCCAGCAGGGCCAACAAAATCTGCGTCGTTTACTGAGACATTGATGGCGCCTATTGAAACAGCAGTTGCTTTGGGCACTAGCGCCATCACTGCGCCTATTGTTGAAACCGCAAAAATTGGCGGCACGCTTTTTAGCGGCAAGTACGGCACGCAAGAAGGCATCCGCGCGGGCGAAGAGGTCGGCAAAAAAGTGTCGCAATTCTTTGCGCCCGCTCTTAGCCCTACCGCACGCCAGCAAACAGAAGCAATTGGTAACGCGCTTGCATCCACTGGTTTGCAAGGTGTACCTTTAAATGTGCTAGGCGATCTTCAGCGCGGTATGGCGCCTGCTATTCAATCAGCAGTGACCACGGCACGCGCTCCAATCGCGGCTCGCGCGACGGCCAAGCAAGAACAACGCGTCCAGCAAAGTTTGAAAAACGCAACGCAAATTGACGCCGCTAAAGACGCCGCTGATCTTGGTATTGCGCTTAACCCTGCTGTGTCTAACCCCACGGCCGCTAACCGTTTGCGCGCATCTGTGGCCGGCAGTTCTAACCTTGAATCTAATTTGGCCAAGCATAATTTGCCCGTCATTACAGACGTGGTTAAAAAAGATCTTGGCCTGCCAACAACAACTAAGTTGGACGTCGCCGCGTATGAAACGGCGCTAGACGCGGCCAGCAAACCTTACGATGTAGTGCGTAAGTTGCCTGCTTTGCAACCAACTGACGACATCGTGCGCAATTTAGAAAGCGCGCGCATTCCTGTTGTGGCAGGGGATAAGGGCGCTTCAGCCGCAGTTAACAATTTAGTTGACAGCGTGCAAGCCATGTTGGGTGAAGGCCGATCTGGCAATTTGGTTTTGCAAGATATTCGTCAGCTTCGCCGCAACGCAAACAACACTTATCAATCTCAAAAAGCAGGGCTTGCGCCTGACCCAGCCAAAATTGCTGAGGCCGACGCGGGCATGAAGCTGGCCAATACGCTAGAACAGTTGATCGACGCTAATGTGACCGACCCCCGCGTGTTAACTGATCTGCAAAAAGCACGCGTGCGCATGGCGCAAATCTATGATTATGAACGCGCTACTGACATGGCCACCGGCCTTATTGACCCGCAAGTGTTGGCCAAGATGGCGTCGGAAGGCAAACCTTTAAGCGGCACAATTGGCAAGATTGCTAACGTTGCCGCCAATTTTCCTGACGTCACGCAAGGCGGCACAGCTAAACCACCTTCATGGCGCGAAAAGTTAACGCGCTCTAGCGTGGCGGGTACGGTTGGCGCTTTGATGGGTTCGCCATTAGGTTTAGGCGGGTCAATTGCAGGCGGCGCCGCAGGCGCGGCCACAGGTAATGTTATAGCGGCAGCGCAAGCGCGCCGCATGACAACGCCTGAGTTCCAGCGCCAATATGCCGTACCAAAAGATTACCGCCCTGTGCCGATGGGCGACAATCCTTCGACAATCAATTACAACCCTAATCAAATGGTTCCATTTGATTATTCACAGCAGACGTTTACACCGCCTAATTTCACAATAGTTGGTGAACAGTATGGCCCTCGTGTAACGCCTGTTGCACCTAACATGCTTAACGCGTTGCCTGGGCCATCTGCTGAAGGCACTATGGGTGGCTTGGCCGCCGAGCGTGCCCGCGCAGCCGCCATGTCACGCACGCTTGGCCAGCAGGCAGAAGCACAACAAGCCGCTGCCGAAGCCGCCGCCCGCCGGCCAGCGCGAGGCGGTGTTGAGTTTGTAATTGACTCAGCCGGTAATTTGGTTGAAGCGCCTAAAGCTGGCGCCGGCGGCGTAATGCCTTCCGCGTTGGAATCTGCTGTTGCCAAGATGTCTGGCCAAGTCATTGAACAACCCAGCACTACATTTAAAACGCAAACAATTTCACCTAAGAACGGTGCAAAACCTTACACGCGAATTACATCGCGTCAAGGTGAAACGACATTTGAGCGCGGCGTTAGCAAAGCGTTTGACATGACTGCCGAAGAGAAAATTGCTTGGAACAAAGCCAAGGCTGATTTGGCCGAAGTTGTGCCAGGCATGAAGACTTTAAGCGATAAAGCTATTGCATCCAAGATGCAAGACCGCGCATGGGTGCAAGACTCAATGGAAAAGGCGCAAGCCAAGGCGCGCGCTTTTGAAGACATCGCCGCCCGCGCCAACACTGAGCGCTTGCGTCAAGACGCGCTGATCAAGCGCGAGCAAATGATGGATCTGGCCGAGCAGTTGCAAGATGCGCTTGGCTCACGCCCCGTCAAGCGTGGCGGCCAAGGCCCAAAGACCCGCGCATTCCAACGCAACGCGCTGGCGCCTGAGCAAGAAATTCAAAATGCTTTGGCCACTAAAATTGATTTAACAGGAATGGCGAACAAGTAATGGACTCGCAAGTTCTTTTTAACATCGCAGTCAGTCTGGCGGGGTTTTTAGGTGGTTGGGTACTCAACAACATCTACCGCTCACTTGAACGCCTGGACACCGACGTACGCGCCATGCCGCTTAACTACGTCACCCGCGACGATTACCGTGCTGACATGCGTGACATCAAAGACATGCTTGGCAAGATCTTTGATAAACTAGACGCCAAGGTCGACAAATGATGGACTGGCTGGAAGCAATTATTGCTGCGGCCTGTTTAGTTTGTTTTATTTTAGCGGCTAGTTACCTTATTCTTTGGGCGTTCCCGTGATTGATCCGATAACAGCTCTAGCTGGCATACAGTCGGCTGTCAAACTCATCAAGCAGGCTTCAAAAACTGTTGATGATGTAGCTTCGCTCGGCCCACTGCTCGGTAAGTATTTCAACGCCAAGTCTGATGCTACCAAAGCGGCTGTAGAAGCTAAGAAGAAGGGTGGCTCCAGTATGGGCACAGCCCTACAAATTGAGATGGCGCTAGATCAAGCGGCTACCTTTGAGAAGGAACTGCAGATGCTGTTCTTTCAGGCTAATAAGATGGACGTGTGGCAGAAGATCAAAGCTCGCGCGCAGGCGATGGATGTGGAAGATGCACACAACGCTCGGCGTGAGAAGGAAGAAGCCGCCAAGAAGAAAAAGAAAGACCAAGAGCAGTTGGAAATAACACTGTTAATTTCAGGCATTTGCCTTGTGCTGTTTTTGGTATACGTTGGTATTTATGAAGCAATGGATCACTGCGCCAAGGTTAGGTGCGGTCGGTGAACGAATACCAAAAGACCGCAGACATGGCGTTCAAGATTGTGGGGGCGTGGTGGGGTGCTAACTTGTTTATTGACATCATCAAGGTACTGCCAAACTTTATTTCGGACAAGATTGTCAACATGCTTTTAGAAAAGATTGGACTATAAATGTTAACTTTGCTTTCAACCCTTGTATCGTTTCTGATGGGCGGTTTGCCCAAGCTGCTAGATTTCTTTCAAGACAAAGCTGACAAACTCCATGAGCTTGCGTTAGCTCGCTTGCAAATTGAACGTGAACTAGAATTGCGCAAAGCTGGGTTTGAAGCTCAGGAAAGAATAGAACACATTCACACAGAACAGTTGGCTACGGAAAGCGCGGCGGCCACCAGCCAAGCCCTTATCGGCGCGCAACAGGCTGAGATGCAAGCCATCTACGCCCACGACATGTCGCTCAATGAAGGCACGTCCCAATGGATGCGGAACCTTCGCGCCAGCGTTCGCCCAGTCATTACGTATGGATTCTTTTTCTTGCTAGTTTTTGTGGATGTTGGTTTGTTTGCTTATGGTTGGAACAACGGCGTTACGTTTGTAGAGTTGGCTGAGATGCTGTGGGACTCAGACACACAAGCGCTGTTTGCTTCAATCATTGCGTTCCACTTTGGTGGTCGGGCGTTTGGCAAATGAACATCTCTGACAAGTGCCTGCACATGATTCGCCACCATGAGGGGGTGCGTCAGAACCCGTATAAATGCCCAGCAAAGTTGTGGACTGTGGGGGTCGGGCATGTTATGTTTCCAGAGCAGGGTAAGCTAAAAATTGACGACCGTGACGCATTTCAACCACCCGCCGAAGCCATGCGGAAATACAGCATGGAGGAAGTAGATGCAATACTTAGAGCAGATTTGGACAGATTTGAGCGGGGAGTGGAACGTTACTGCCCTGTTGCACTTACACAAGGTATGTTTGATGGCCTTGTTAGTTTTAGTTTTAATGTCGGTTTGGGAACGCTACAGCGCTCTACGCTTCGTCAAAAGGTTATTAGGGGCGATAAAGAAGGCGCGGCAGAAGAACTCTTGAAGTATTGCATGGCCGGCGGCAAAGTCCTTAAAGGACTTCAAAACCGCCGGATTGATG